TACATGCTACAGGTGCGATCTACGAACCAAAGTTTATAGAAGAGTGGGATTGGCATGATACAAATGATTTACCTGATCTAACCAAAGAACATTGGGTGATGATAACTGGTGTTGATAAGTCTAATATCAAAAACATATCGCAACCTTTTGAACTAACTGGTGTAGTGCAAGGTAGTCGTAACGACAACGCAGCTAGATTGGCGGGTAACTTGATAGCCAAAGGCGTCACTATAGAAATGGTGGAGTTTTTCGTACAGTCTTGGAATCAACAAAACAAACCACCTTTACCTAGATCAGAAATATCTACTACGGTAAACTCAATACAAAAGACACACGATAGAAAGAACCAACAAGCGCCAGCATTTATACAACGTAATTACAACGTGAAAGAACCCGTCGATTTATACGAACCACCAGGCATACTCAAAGATGTCTACGAATACTCTGAGGAGATAGCGCAGATACAACAGCCGTCTTTATCTTTGCAGACTTCACTTGCGCTAGGTTCGGTTGCACTTGGTCGTATATATAAAACAGATATGAATAACTTTTCGTCTTTGTTCTTTATGTGTATTGCCAAATCAGGACAAGGTAAGGAGAACGTCAAGACAGTTATTGAGACTATATTAGAAGGTGCTGGGTTTGAAGACTTAATGGCGGGTGACGGTTATACGTCTAGTGGAGCGGTATATAGCTTACTGCGTCATAAACCAACACACGTCACCGTTATGGATGAATTTGGTAAAAGGCTAGAGTCTATATCCAAATCTACCAACTCTAATAAGGAAGACGCCATACAAGTGCTTATGGAGGCGTGGGGACGTTGTCACGGCACGTTAAGGCCAGATAACTACTCTATGATGACTTTTACTCAAAAACAGCAACAGGAGGCTCTAGACCGCCATACAATCAAACCAGCAATCACGCTGATCGGTATGTCTGTACCTAGAAACTTTTACGGTGCTTTATCAACAGGACGTATAGTTGATGGATTTTTGAACAGGTTTATTGTAGTTGAATCTAAGCTACCCAGAACCGTCGGGAGAATGGTCCCGTATATAGAACCATCTTATAAGGTATGTGAATGGGTAAGACAAGTAAGAGCGCCTATAAACGATATGGAAGAGATTGCTAGAGACAACGCAGAGATGAATCTAAGTCAAAGATTGATAGCGTTTGACGATGAATCTAAGAATCTATTGAAGCAGTTAGCTTACGATTTAGTAGAGCAACAAAACAAACTGGAGAAGGATGGATTAGAAGTATTGCTATCGAGGACTAGAGAGAAGGCGATGCGTTTGGCCCTGATATGTCAGTTAGCAGACAAACCAAACTCAAAAAAGATTACGGGTGATATGACTAAGTGGGCAATTGATTATGTTTATTATTACGATCAGTTGATGGTGGCTACTTGCGAGGACAAAGTAGCTGGGTCTGAAATGGAGAGTCGTATCAAACAAGTATTAAGCTTTATAAGAACGCAAGGTGAAATGGGTATTAGTAAAAGAGATATAGACCGTAAAGAAATATTTAGATCAATGAAATCTTTTGAAGTCAAAGAGATTATAAACAGATTGATAAACGCTGGAGAGGTACAAGAGAAAGACGTACGTGTCAAACAGACAGGCAGACCAATGAAACGCCTTGTCGCGATAGATCCTAATTTCTTTGATGATTAAGGACTTAACAAAAATAGTATATGAGATGGCAACAGTATGGTTTTATTTATTAGTGATAACTATAGTTTTGTTTGCTAGTTTAATAGCAACGCCATTTGTACTACTACACCGTTTATATACGCATATATATGAAGGAGTAAATTATGAACGCAAAACCAAAAATGGAAACGATCAATGATCAAAAACGTGAGGAGCGTGTAGCTGGTTTTATAGAAGGATTATGGGGCGTCAGATGTCATAAGCTGCCAGTTTCTTACGGACTGGACTATTGGTGTGAAAGCAAAGAGAGTTCTTTCTGGATGGAAGTCAAATGTCGAAGTTTTGGTATTAACAAATACGAAACACTTTTATTGAGCGCATCTAAACTTAGAATGGGAGCTGCTTTATCTTTAGCTACAAACAGGCCATTTGTTCTTGTGTTTGCGATGACTGATAGTGTGTACTCACATACCTGGGCAAAAGATAAAGTATATGATGTAAGGTTTGGTACGATTGCAGAACCGCAACTGCCAGAAGATTCAGAACCCTATATACATCTGCATCAAACAGACTTAGTTTGTTTATCCGATAGTCCTTTGGGATTTGATAGAGACGAGTTAGGTCTAACTTAACCTTTCCGCTAATTCTTGATCTTGCGGATTGGGTAATAACGTAGGACCTATTGATCTTGTTCTTGGTGCGGGTATAGAAGCAGTAATATTAGGGAGATCTAAATCTAAAGATGCAGGTACAGAAAAATTATCTATTGCTGATCTTGCGCTTTCTAATAAATTATCAGGTAGTATGTTTTGTTCCTCAAGTTGAGCCGAAACTTGTTCTTCTGTTTGCTCCCCTAAGTCAACTAGCGATCTAACGCCAGCTAATCTCAACGCTTTTTCAAACGCATCTAATACTTGTCCCATAGCAGATTTATCTGTACGAGCCATGAGAGAAACTATTTTAGGTTGTGAAAAGAAAGTTTTAGCTACGGTCAAAGCTATTACTGAAGGTAAAATGTTCAGATTAAAAAAACCTGCTGCTAATGTGGCTGCTACAATGCCACCAGCCCCTTCTTTTTTAGCACCTGCAACCGTTCTGTCTAGAGTTCTACTGTAACCTTTAAAAGCTTGCGCTAACTCTTTACCAAACATTGCCTCTATAGTTTCTTCACCGTAAGAATCTAAAGCTCTTTGAAAATTACCAGGTCTGAACAAATCAGTTATATCAGTACCGCCTGGTGATATTGATTTTTTCAATAACTGTTCAAGCGCCTCTTCTCGTATATTTTCAAAAGCCTCTTCAGAGATTTGATTCCTAACTGTGTTGATAGCTTCAGCACTATTAGGTCTAAAAACCACTTGAGTTATCGTTTCTGGTGTCGCATTTTGAACATTTTGTAAAACTTTAGATTGTTGTATTTTTAGAAGACTGTCACTTGCTTTTGCTTTAGCTTCAATAGAGTCTGCAAAAATCCTTAGATTTTGTGATAATACATTATCTAAAGCGCCTGGACCTTTTAATGGCATACGTAATTTTTCCACTAATTTAAGCATTTCATCAGGGCTTAACTTTGGGCTATAACTGTTGAAAGCATTTAGAGTTCTCATCATGTTATCGTAGTTGTCTTTTAATAGTGGTCTTAATGTTGCTCCGTAACTTTGTATATTGTTGACGTACTTACTAGGATTAAAAACCCCAGTCACAGGATCTGTCGCAACATCTACTGCATCAGCAAACAATCTTCTAGTTAAATCTATTCTTAATTGATCAGCAGCAATTTTTTTACTCACGACAGGACCTACAAAGTCCTCTGCTATTCTAGGACCGCCTCTCTCCATAGCTTTCAGTATGGTGTCTATAGCACTAGAATTGTTTTTCAATATTATGTGTTTGTATATATCATCAGCGTTATTACCAAAAACAGATGCCTCTGAAACAATTTTTTGAGTTATAGCTTGATTAAAAGGTTTCATATCTTCAAAGTATTTTGCATTGATACCTTTTAAATCTTTTACGGCGTCACTTATAATTTTTTTATCTGCGGGATCGTCTATACCCCTGCCTGCTTGATTTTTTGCACTAGATGTTTTAATTAATATATTATCTGGAGCGTTAAATAGTTCTTCATCAACTTTTTTTATAACCTCTTCAACAAATGCACCTGATTTTCCACCAGACCTTACTCCAGCAGCTAACATAGCATCGACTAAGTCAGATCTAAGTTCTATCATTTGACTTAAAGTTGCTCCGTCTGCAAAAACACCACTATCAATTTCTTTAGAAATTCCTTTTAATATATCAATACTTACAGCGTCCATTCTGTATTTCAATGTAGGATTAGTTGTATTCAATTTATTGTCTATAAATTGTCCAATATTTTTAAGAGGGATTTTTAATTCAGCATCACCCAGACCAATATCATTGGCTATATTTCGAATTTTACTAAATGCCGTGTTGTAATCAGATCTAAAGTTACCAATCATAGTTTTATAAGAATCTCTTATAGTGTTTTGTACTGAGGCTCCCAAGGCCGCTGTATTAGGAGCTGTTATGATAGAACTATTAAATCCAGCTGTCTGTTGCGACATGTCAACAAACATTTTTTTCAGTTGATTGGATACTTCATTTTCTACCGTTTCAAGTCTTTTTTTGGCTGCTGTTATCTCGCCCGCAGCAGCTCCAGTACCTTGGAATTGTGAATATTCTTGAACTGCTGCTCTTTTCTTTTCCAAAAGTTTATAAAGCTGTCCTTTCATTGCATTATTGTAATCAATCAAACCTTGTTCTCTTGCCCTACGACCAGCGATGGTTTCACCCATTGCTTGTGTACGTCCAGGTATAGATTTTCCAAGTAGACCCATACTAACAGCAGCTTCAGTTCCTAAATATTCTATATCACCTGCTTTGAACGCTTTTTCAATATCTTTCTCAGTAGCTATTCTTCCTAACTTTTGGTCTAGTTTAAGTACGTCTGTCATGTCATAACCTCTACTTATAACATAGGCGTCCCTTATAACATCTACCGCTGCTTTTTTACCAAAAAATGCTGCGTACCCAAGACCAACTAATTCTCCTAAAGCTTGACCGCCCGAACCGATTGCAAATTCAGTGGTCAGTAATCTTTGCAGTTCTTCGGAGTCTTGTCTTTGAATACCTTCTGCCTCTTCGTAAATTTCCTCAACACCCTTACCTGCGGCAGTACCTACACCTGCTGCTAACATCCTACCCAATCTAGGTCCTAGAAATTTTTGTAACACACTCACAGCTCGTAAGTGAGGAGACATCGCAGCTATAGCTCCAAATATGGGTCCAGCTAATCCAGAAAGATCAGCGAAGTCACCAGAGCTAAATCCTGATTCATCTATGATTATATTCTTATCACTTAAATCTTGTTCGGGAAATAAACCTTTTTCAGCTAACCTTTTTTGTCCAATTGGAGTTAAGGCTAAATCCATTTTTGTATTGTATGTGAAGCCTTCTGGTCCAACATAATTCAATAACACTTGTTCCTTTTCAACCTCTCTACCGCCAACTCGCTTTTCAGCCAAACCTAACAATCCCCGCATTTTATTATTTTGTAAGCCTGTTTCGTAATCAAAATTGATTTGATCGTAATTTTTTGATCCTACTTGTGTTTTGTAAACTTCGCGTGCTTTTGAAATAGCTTCGTCTAAATCATCTGCCTCTACTCTTATTACGGCATCTTCTGCAACTTTAATGTCATATTTCATTATTGGGTGGCGTCGTAAAAGGTTACACCAGGACTCGGTTTATAAGAAGTAGACGCGCCGCTTGGCAAAGAACCACCTAGCTCCGCAAAATATATATCAGCTATTTCTTGATCTATGTAATTATCTAACCTTCCTATGTCGGCAAAGAACTGTACGGAGGCCATAATATCTCTTTTAGCTGCATTTCGTTTTTGAACTATACTGTCTATATTATTATTTAAAGTCTTTTTAAGCTCTGCTATGCTTGAAATTTTAGTCAAATCTAAATTACCTACAATACGATTGGCTACTTCTCTGTCTATGTTTGATATGGTTCTGCCTGACTCACCTAAAATTTCTTTAATATTTCTGTTAGTAAGTTCTCTCAAAGCAATCTGTGCCTTTTTCGTATCGCTTAAATCATTAAATTCGCTTAAATCTTTTACATTGGCAGCAGCAAGTATATCGTCAACACTAGCGCCTAACTTAGCTCCAAAAGTAGCCAAATCTTCATTACCGTTAGCCAAATCTATTACAGATTGGGCCATTTTTTCGGCAGCGAGAGCATTGTTATAGTCTTGGATGCTTTGGTTCATTTCACCCGCAACAGTTCTTATAGATTTTTGATCGCTAATTTTCACAGGCTCTCTTTTTTTACCAGCTGCTTTTTCTTCAGCAGCGGCGGCAGCGCCTAATGTAACCCCTGAAGCAAACTCGCCAGTCTGGGCTAAACCTTTACCTACATTTCTTACGTATCTTATAAAGTCTGGGCTGGATACAAATTGTGCAAAACGAGATTCTTCTGGAATATCTCTATCTCCAGCGCCCGTATCTTCTACACCTGCTGCCGCATCTCCTTCTCCTGCGGCCGCATCTCCTTCTCCTGCGGCTGTATCTCCAGCGTCTGCCCCTGTATCTTCACCAGTTTCATCTCCAAAAACTTCAAGCTCTGGTTTGAATCTTTTTTCTAAGTCTATATTTTCTTCTACGAATTTTTTGACATCTATATTTTCAAGATCTTTTGTAATTTCATCATCGTCAATGCCTGCCGCAGATTTAACTATATTATCAATTACTTCGGGAGTGAATCCACCCCTTGCCGCATACCCCTCTGGGAAGTCTTTATCAAAAAATCCTCTAATATTTTCTAAAGTATCTTCACCTACAAATGGATAAAGAGCGCCTGGTACTAATGTGGCTAGACCCTCGCTGCCAAAATCAAATAAGCCTTTTGCTCCTGCAATTAAACCACTACCAAAATCTTCAGGGCCGTAAGCTGTACCCCTTCTCTCTTCTAAATCTCCTCCAAACATTTCTCCGAAAAACTTTATAGCTCCAGGTTCATCAGATTTGATAAATTTAATCAGAGCATCATCAACATTTGTACCTGTTTCAATATCAGGAGAGTTAAAAATACGATACAAAAAAGCGCCTTTTCCTTTGCCATCTTCAATATCTTTTATACCTTGGGTGAAATCTACGATTGTTCCGTCACTTAATCTTATATCGTTTGGTCCTAGTATTTCTGTATTTTCTGTTTGAGGTAGTTCTTCTGTTAATGTGTCTCCTCGCATTACAGCTTCAATATCTTCTGAGAAATCAGGCGTAGGTAGATTGGGAATAGTCTTATCGGTAGTAAAGAAACCATCTGTAACAGGCGGTACAATATTTTGAAGGGTGTTTGCATCTGCGCTTATTGTAGCCATATTAGGACTTTGATTAACTATTGTCATAGGTCCACCCACCTCTATAGCTATTCTTTCGATTGTAGCCAACCCCAAATCTTTTGGGAATGGCACACCCATACTTACGTAATCAGATTGTAATTTTTCTAATATTTGTACTGGCGCTAAACCACTTCTAGATAGATTTGCTATCTCTGTAGTCACATCTATAAGAGGTTGATTGACCACATCTCCAGCAGCAAACATTCTTCTATTTAATATGTTCATACGTTTGGAAAATATCCCTGATTTGGTCCCGCTAGAGGATTATATTGATTGAAGGGATTTGTAGTTACTGGGGGAGAGTACGGACCACCCATTCCAGCAGCAGGTAACATTTGATTCAGTACCGCAGGTATTGTTCCGCCAAAATTCTGCGGATTGTATACTTGATTTCCAGTTCCATCAGGAGTAGGAGTAGGAGTAGGTGTAGGTGTTGGAGTCGGTGTAGGTGTAGGTGTTGGAGTAGGTGTTCTTTGTTGATTTTGTGTGTTCGCAAAATTAGCATACGTACTCAAGGCAGTGGACAGAGCTTGTACTCTTGGATCTGGTGGCTGTCTAAATTTAGTATCTACTTGCGTTACTCCACCTTGATAAGTTGGTAAGAAACCTTGAACGTAACTTGCGGCAGATGTAGGTGCAAATCTAGTCTCTCTTTGTTGATCAAATGCTCTTTGCAATCTTTGATCTGCGATACCACGTTGTAATCCACCAAGTCCTAACAGTTCACTTCTTTCGCTTTGTCCTAATCTTTGTATATCTTCTCCTAATCTTCCAATATTTCCACCATATTGAGCGATGTCGGCTCCTATATTCCTTGAAAGTCCAGCTCTCCTGCCGCCTATACCACCCAATTGAGTTGCAAAACCAGATAAATTACCAGCAAGCCCTTCTAGGCCACGTGCTCTTCTACCAAATTCATCAACGCCCAATCTTTGCGCCTCTGTGAATCCTTGCCTTCTAATATCTGATAAAGCTTCTCCTAGACCTCTTCCTAAAGCTCTACGTCTATCTGCGGCACTTAATCTAGCTCTTGAACCAAAAGCAGATTCTCCGCCTGTTTGTATGTCTCTAGCTCTAGCGTCAATATCCGCAAGCTCTCCAGCTTTAAAAACATCATCAATAGTTTGTTGAACTACTCTCTGTTCAAAAGGATTATAAAACTGAGTGGCAAATCTGGGATCGTATCCCATACCTGCTGCTCGTCTTGCAATATCAGTCGCTTCTCCTACAAGTGCTTGCTCACCAGCAAAATAAGGTTGAGCTATATCTTCTGCTCTAACTGATCTGCCTATGGCTTGTTGTAAGTTTTGGAGGTTGGTATCTAGAAAAGGCTGAAAAGAACCTATTCCGCTTAAAGCACTTTGTATAGCTCTTGATTCAATAGGGTCTAAATCAGCAGTTTCCCTGAGTATTGCAGGCGCGCCGTAAGCCCTATTAGCAGCTTCTATAGCTTGCGATATTATTCCTGGAGTATCAGGAGAACCAAAGTAAGCCTCTCTGATAAAAGGATCAGATATTGTTTCTCGTCTATCTATACTTGTTGGTACTGGATTTCTTGATTTTGCCATTACATACCCTCAAATATGTTCATCAATTCTCTCATATTTTTTACACCATCTTCTCTTGAAGGTTTGCCACCTTTTATTAATTCAATACCTGATTTATTTTTTTTCATATTGAAAGCTCCAGCGCCTTTAGTTGCAGCAGCTGTCATTACAAACTCGCCATCACTCAACATCGCTGGTATATCATCCGAAGTTCCCGTACCTGGTCCTATTGATTCTCCGCCTTCTCGTAAATCTAGTTCAGCTACGCCGCCCGCTGCAAACGCTTGTCTTTGTCCCATATTAGCTATATCTAAAACAGCTGGTTTGGGTGCTAATCCAAACTCTCCTCTAGTTCCGCCTGTTCCCAAATCAGAGGCCAGCTGATATCTGCCCAAAGCATCCATTGTTACTTGCGGAGTTAAAGACAATCCTCCTTCTCTATCTTTTGCATCATCGTATACGGCTTTCGCTAAAAGAGCTGTAGCGCCCAAACCAAATCCACCGCCAGGATAGGCTCCTACGGCTTCGCCTATTTTTCCAGGTATGGACCCTATACCTTTAAACAAACTTGCTGATCTCGGATCAGTTTGTCCTTTTAAAGTGTCTTCAATACCTTTAATAAAACGAGGAGTTTCTCTACCGAAAAAACTGCCCGCTTTAGGTTGCTGTATAGTGGAAGAACTCGGGCCTGTCATCATAGTTTGCATGATTTGCCCTTCTGTAAATATATTCTGCCCATCCGTAAAAAGAGGACTACCTTGAGCATCAAATCCATAAGGCTGAAAGTTAGGCATACCTGCGTTCGGATTAAATCCAGGAGTACCTTGCGGTATACTTGGCATACCCATACCACTAAATATATTTGATAATGGACCGCCTTGCGTTAAGCCACCTAACCCACCAGATAATGCTGTTTTGAGAGAGTCACGTAAAGCACCTCCACCTATTCCTGTGCCTTCAGCAAATTGTGAGAAATTTTGAAAACCTTCCCCAAATCCACCAGGTAGCATTTTCCCTAAACTGCCAATACCACCAGATATAAATTTACCTGCGCCGCTCAAGGCTCCAGACAAAGCGCCACCTACTCCTGGTATGCTACCAACTAAACTTGTTATGCCTGTTCCTAATCCACCAGCTAAAGCTCCCAGAGCAGAACCTACGCCTGGTACGAGCATCGCGACTGGTGCTACTTTTTTAGCCACCTTCTTAATTGATTTGAAAGCTTTCTTAAAAAAACCAAACTCAGGTAATCCTGTTATCGGGTTGATGGACATACCAGATCCAACCGCATACTCGTTCGGATCAAGGCCAGCAGCCCTCATCTCTTGGTTGATACGTGCTTGCGTTGCAGCTGATATTACAGGTGGTACGACACGTTCGCCCAAAGCAACGTGCGCTAGAAACTGATCTTCGTCTCTGCCTAAACTTGCTATTCCTGTCCCAGTTCTGTTTATTCTATCCATTTGCTTTCAATTCTACTGTTTTTAGTTGTTTTGTTAAATAAAATTCATTTCTAAATAAGTTTTTTTATCTTCCCAACAAGGACGAGATATTAACCAAAAGACCAATAAATAACGATCTCCTGACTGTACAGGTAGTCCTCGGTGCATATGTGTAAAGCTTGGAAACATCAAAGCGCTACCTGTAGGAAGTGGTTCAACGATGCCTCTACCTTGAAATTCTGTACCACCTCCCTCGTATTCCCCTGTATTTAAAGGGACTACTACGCTTATATCTGCGCTGGCGTCGTGATGCCAAGCTCCTTGTTGTTTGTCTTTTATATTGTAATTGGCTATTTGTACGCCACCATCTGTAACGACCCTACCCCAAAGACCCATGAATATTGGGTTGAATATATTGCTGACGACATTCATTAAAGACAAATACAAATCAGGTATATGATCTTGTAAAACTATCTCGGGTATCTGTCTTAGCTTGTCCTCGTCTGTATTAGGCTCAAAGTTAAAATGTTCTTTTATATTATCTAGTTCGTCTTTGAATATATCGCAAAATGTTTCTGAGAATATAGGTGCTGTATAAACATCTTTAATTGGTTCGTTTATAACGGAATGTAAGGGTAAGTTGTCTAGGTTTTCTTGACCTTTGGATTTTAAAAAACGAACTATATCTAGTTGAGATTCTTTGACGGCTTGAAAAGTTTTGTCTTCTATAAACCAATCAGACGGCTGAGTTAGAAGTAAATTTTTTACTTCATACGGTGTATTTGTAGTATCTACAGCCTGCATATCAAATCTCTATACTTGTCGCTCCGTTGTTTCTGACAGTTACAGAACCTAGTTCTGATTGCAGTTCAAAACCCCTTGGATTCTTAGGCGTATGAAGCTGTATCCATTTGTTTCCCGTATATACTTGCAAGACCCCAATAGATGTATTCCATACTACATCACCTTGGTTAAATTTTAAAGAACCAAGTTGAGCGTCGTTAAATTGAGGAGTGCTATCTGGGTCAAAAGTTCCTAAGTTAAGCTCTAAGATCCTTGTAAGTCTATTAAAGGTTTCTTTACTTACAGAAGGTTGTAACTCCGTAGGCAGTCTTGTCTCTAATAATTTGCTCATCTTCTACCATCGGTTTTTACATCCATTCTTGTATCACCCAAACGCCAACCGATCGAAAGATTACCATTATTAGAGGCATCGTCATTTGATTCAAACCGTACAACAGCTTGTCTGCCTCTAGCTCTAAGATTTATTTTTTGCGTAGATGAAGATATTTCAGAAGTAGAATCAGTTGTTAGAGAATCACCTGGAAAGTTTCGTACTTTTGTAACCACGTTTAAGGAGCCAGCGTTAGCATCTTCTATAAATTTAATATCGGGTATAAGTGCAGATATTTGGGTAAAACGATCTCCATCTCCTATATCAAAATCGCTAGACTCTACAAAAACATTTGTCATCTCACTACCATCGTTGTCAAAACCGATTTCGTGTTGATACAAAACACCTCCATCAGTGGCTTGTGGATAAGGCTCAACACCAGCATCTAGCCAGACAGTTCTTACAAGCTGTCCATAGTACCAAACCTGTTGTTGTGTATTGTAAATGACGTATCTATCTATTTCTGAACTAGATGAAGATGGATAAAACCAACCTACTTCATTGTGTTCGCTATTTGTAAAAGCTTGTATTTTGAAAGCTTGATCTTGATTTATGTCACCAAAAACATAGTTGTGTACGCTGCAAGACAATTCTTGCACCGTCCCGTTGTAAAGGTAAAAATTGTTATAACTCATGTAGTACACACCTGTAGAAGAAGTTATAGCAGCTTTTGGTGCAATCAAACCTGATGCTTCGTTTATTAAGTTCAAAGCAAAAGTCAAAGGCGAACCTACAAATTGCATAGAGTAAACAGAAGTATCCGTAAATATAACTATTTCTTGTCTTGCCTTGACTGCTCCTACAATAAGTGAGCCTGATGATAATCTCAAAGATCCAGCAGTATTAGTTATTAATGGTTCAAACTCCAGTTCATTTTCTTGATCTGAAAATGCTATAAGCATGGGGTCTATTGTTCCGCTTCTACTACTACCTGATATAGGATCAGCACCTAAAACTATAAGGTGTCTATCGACTTCAGAGGTTATAACTTGCAAACCAACGGTAGGTACTAAGTTAGCTCCTGACACACTTGATAATTGTACCGCTCTTGTACCTACACCATCGTTTTCAACCCACCTGTAAATACCAGACGCTCTTGCGTTTATAATTAAGTTTTCTCCAAAGTTATCGTGTGTCCATAATCTAAGTTGGTTATCAGCTGATAAACTTGTAGAAGACCCCCAAGTGCCTGCACCCCAAGTACCTACACCCCAACCTGTAGATTGCACATATACATCTAATCCTGTATTAATTTGGTAAACAGCATCAGTTGAAGAACCGCCGTTGCCAGAATCACTGGAGTTAGCAGTCACCGTTGTGCCTGTAGTGTCTTTTGCTGTTATTGTATAAGTGTTGTCTCCAGTCACTAAATCAATCTGGTACTCTTGGTTCAAAACAGACGCAATGACATTTCCCCCTAAAGAAACTGCGCTAGAAAAAGTTACAAAGTCACCGTTTACGGCTCCGTGACTATTATCAGTTACAGTGATAGTAGCAGATCCGTTAGTAGCAGCGAATGTAGCTGCATTTGTTGTTGTTTTACGTATGGGAGTTACATCTGAATAGTCTAGACCAGATTTTATGTAATATTTGAGATGTGTTCCAACACCTAAAAATTTATTGCCTCCTAATGAAATCCAATTATGTAATGCACGTGCTGTACCTTGATATGTGCTGTCAGTCAACTTTTGCCAACCTCCAAATTTTTCAACCCTACCCTCTCTGAATCTTATTAAATTGCAATCAAACCATCCCCCCTCGTTGCTGTATGCTGTACCTTCTCTATATATACCTGGTCTGAATTGTACTTTAGAATATGGCATCTATATTTTCTCCCATTTTTTTCCTTCAAACATATCGGCTTCAGCTTGTCTTCTTTTTACTAGACCTTTTAAAACTTGTCCGCCAGCTTTGTTCCATCGTACTATTTGATCAGGCACTTCGTCATATTTACCTTCATTTAAAAATTTAAGTAAAGTAGAAGATTGTAAATTAGTGGGTCCTAAATTAAATACCCAAGAACAAAGCGCGTCAAATTGATTTTGATTCAAAGGTACATTTATCATTTTGTTTATATACCCCTCATATTCAGGCATCTCTTCTTGTAGTAAATGCTCTGCTTCGTCTTGATTTATTTGGTCGCCCTCTTTGACACCCTTAATTGTCCCGTATCCAATTGTCCAAACTCCTACGCTATCTTGATATGCTTCCAAACCGCAACCCTCAAAATTTTTGATTAGTTTTATACCTTCTTGTGATATTTTCATTTCATTCGCCCCAAGTCCCATCTTTTTTAACATGTCCTGTCTTTGTTCCGCCCCAGTATTCAACAGCGTGTCCTTCCTTGATAAGCTTTTGACAAACATCTTCACCATCTGCCGTATAAGGTACGCCCAAAATTCTGCCATATTTACCTTTACCTAAAGATTTAATCCTAAATGTGCCTTCGCATAATTCTTTCAATCTTTCTTTAGCTTTTAAACCTAAAGCCTTTTCTTCTAAATTTCTTGTTCTAGATTCTGGTGTGTCAATACCAGCGAGCCTAACTCTTTGTTTATGCAGTTTTACATCAAAACCAAGGTCTAAGATACAATCAAATGTGTCACCATCTACTATACGATCGAGTGTAGCTCTATAAACAAATTCATCTGGGGTCCTACTCATCTTCAGTTTCCTGTGGTTTATCTAACTCTCTATAATATTTAATGATAGCCAGTATATCTTTTGTGTACCTAGTTATTTCTGCCATGTCCATTGATAGATTCTCATACTCCCTAGCTGATAAGGAGTAGAAAGCTCTTGGTGGTGCGTTCCCTGCTGACAAACTATCTAAATACTCTTGCATAGTAGTTGGCGTTAAAACCTCCCAATCTACATTTGTAAGACTCATAGGGTAAGGCAAAGGCGGATGATATATAGGTGATCTTTCGGCTATAGTTTTAACTTGAACAGGTTTGACGGCCTGTTGAAAAGTAGAACAACTAGCCAACAAAATTATAAAACTAATTAGTGCTAGATTTCTCATTTGATTTTTCTGGGTTACTCAATCTCTCTAATTCAGCCATAACTCTTGCTGAACCTCTATTTATTCTTCTTTGCATGTCTTCTGGATTAGCTAGAGCAGATTCATCTAAATCTAAGTTTGCAAATGTTTTCCGTAGTTTGTTTACATTTTCCATAGCTTTTTTATTCTCTGCTGCAAGTGTATTCATTTGTTGTTGTTGTTGCTTTGCTTGTTCTAGATGCTTTTCTATTGCATCGTTTTGTTTTTGTATCTCTGTTTCTAAGATTAATTGATTTCCTTTGAGGGTGCTTATCTGATCTGCTTGATAATCTATGTACCAAGCTGATCCAGCAATTGATACTACTAACAGTCCGCTTAATATTATTGATAGTTTTAATCCCATGTATATATATTTAAAGGTTTACTTATACCTTTTACCTCTATTGGTTTTAATGATTTTAGCTTAAATCCACAATTTTTTGCAGTCTCCTCTGCAATTATTAAATCTACGCCTACTGTTTTGCAACTTGATTCACACCTAGCAGCTATATTTACAGCAGAACCAATAGCTGTGTAATCAAATCTAGTGGACGACCCACAGTTACCTATCACAGCTTCACCAGTGTTTACTCCCACTCCTATTTCAACACCAATATCTGCGAGTTTAAATTGATCTTGTATTTCTTTAGCACATAATACAGCTGCTTCTTCGTGATTTTCCAAGTCTAAAGGAGCGTTAAATATGGCAAACATGGCGTCCCCTATGTACTTGTCTATCATACCGTCATACCTTTTTACTGTTTCAGATTGTATAGTTAAAGCCTCATTCATAATTTTAATTACGCTTTCAGGGTCCATAGTTTCGCTCATAGCTGTAAAACCTCGCACGTCTGTGAATAAAAATGTGCATCTTTTCTTTTCACCACCCAACTTTAGTAGACTAGGATCAGATTGTAGAGCCTTTACTTGTCTAGGATCTAAGTAATGCTCAAATTGTTTTTTAATTTGCTGTCGTAGTTTGTATTGTTCTCTAAAACGCAAATAGAAAGCTACTGTGGCTGTAATAAATTGTGACACCAAAGCCCAAGTTACATCTATCAAGATACCATTTTGTATGGTATTTACTCCGTAAAAGGCTGTGGATGCAAACACTACAGCAAAAAATAATACGCCCCATGTGATACCAAAAACATTCAATACAAGCCAAACAAAAACTAAAGAGAACAAAAATATTAATAACTCTAGAGCCAATGCGTAGTCAGGTATGTACGGACTATCTTGTATAAGTATAGATTCAGCAAGCGCTGCTTGTATTTTATGTGGTTCTAACAGACCTACTGGTGTAGCAAGCTGCGGCATAATACCTTTTGCAGTAAACCCAACGAATACAAATTTATTTTCTACATCCATCTCTGCTAAAGATGTTTCACGTGGAACAACCCAAGAAATCCATTTACGACCTAGACTATCAGTTTTTACTGGAGGTAATCCTTTTACTCTGACTTCTTCAACACCATTATCATTAGTTTTTATAACGTAGGTATCTGCTCCAGCTAAAACTTTGAGAACTTCTGTACCGTATGAAGATACCCAACCATTAGGAGTACGCATCAGTAAGGGCAGCCTACGTATTAAATTATCAGCATCCGTACGAGCAACTGCTATACCTTGACTGGCGTTATGTTTCAAAACATCTATATTTTGTATAACACCTGTTGCCATCATGCCACCAGTATTTTCAGGACCTAAAATCACAGTGCCAGATGTAGGCGGATACTCACCTTTACCTTCAAACATAGCTAAAACACTTGGAGAAAATTTTAAAGCTTCAGTAAACTCAAAGTCACCACCAAACCTATCTGGTTGTGGAAAAGCCATGACCCAACCTACGCCCATAGCGCCTTGTCTTAATAAATTGATGTGTATTTGAGCTAATGTTTGTCTAGATAAAGGATAACCACCTTCGTTAGCTATATCTTCTTCTGTTATATTTAAAACTACAAAATTGCCTGATTCTTCCTTTTCTTGTATAAAACTATCAAATGTTTTTAATTTTAATATCTCATAAGCAATTGGTTGAAAATAATAAACAGATCCAAGTGCCATAAATAAAATTAAAAATATAATAGTTTTTTTCATCCAGACCCTTGCTTGATAGTAATAGTGGTTGAAGAACCGCCATTTACTTTCACTGTATTTGATACTCCGTCTTGTACTAAGATGATAGTATAGCTTTGAGAACCGTCTAATGACAGTCTTGCGCTTTGGCTTACGGATCTAATCATACTTATGTTTTGACCTGATACTATAGTAGTAATCTGTGTGTCTTTGTCTTGGCCTATATCTGTACCAGTGATACGTATACCTACACCACCCTTTTTGAGTTGATCTTCTTCTTTGGATATTGCCAAAGCATCTATAACATTAAGCAAATCCTCAAGAAAATTTACGTCTAAATAATTTATATCTAATTCAGTAAATTCAAGATCAGCCTCTGTATCAAGAAAATCTTCATTTAAATAATCAATATCTAGATCGTTAAAATCCAAATAGTCTACTGTCGATTTTGATTGTGTCTCTTGTATTTGTTTATCTGTTTCCTCTGGTGGATTGACGATCAACATGTTATCAATCAAATCTAGCGATATATCTAAAGTTACAGGCTTAGTGGGATTGTTCTCGTATACAGATACAGTTGTTGCCTGGTATGGTTTATTCAACGTCACACTACCCATAGCTGTAGATACCATGATTTCACCACTAGATATACCATTCTCATCAGGTAACAGTATGACAAGGGATCTACCTAATTCATCTACTGTACAAGTAAAGTCTGTGCCTCTAATTGCTATATCAGCGGTAGGAGTCTTGATAGATATATTGCTTTTATTATTGAATTTGCCTGTGATGAATCTTGCTGTGCCACTAGCAAACTTCAAGGCCATTTTTGATTTTGAAGGATCAGGATCATAGATATATTCATCTATAACCAATTTTGAATGTTCTGTCAGTTTTACTGTAGAAGAGTCTTCAAAAGTTATGGCGACTCTGCCCGCTTCTGTGCGGACATCATCCATTTGTTGTATATCAAACTCTAGTTCAGCACCATAAGGCTTGTCTCGTAGAACTTGAGCATTACCTCTAAGTTCTGAAATTGCGCCTATCTCAACAGACGAATGAAGTAGTTGAGTCTGACTGAGTAACGCAAACAGTACCGTTAGAGCCAACAGACGTAATTTTGAGCCAGTCATTATCTTGAGTTGATTCTTGGTCTATGTTAAAAGTCCTTGTACTTCCTGTATGATCTAAGTAAAAGTAACCACCAGCGTATCCATCGCCATCATAAGTTATTGTATTATCACTACCATCAATATCCATATAGTTAGTAGCCCCGTCAACATCTATATTAGAAGTTATAGTGTTGCCTGAACCTTGGACTATCCAATCTAAATCAAGGTTTGCAGCTAATGCTGTCATCGCATGGTTTAATGTTGCTGTGTTTGTATTGCCTGTAAACTGAACATTCACGTTAGAACCGTCAGCCCCAGTTGCGTTAGTCTCATCAGTAGACATGTTAAATGTATTGGTATCACCTATGAATGAAAAATAACCCGTATAGTTATCCGCCCATATATCACCAAGAAATTTATTAGTATTACCTTTTTGTAAAATATCTAAAGTCATGGTTGTGCCATCCAAATCCAATGGTGTCATATTGGAAGCACCAGCTGTTGCATCAGCACCACCTATGATATTACCGCTACCCCCAACTTGTTCTATATCTAGATTGGATGTAGCACCTGATTGATCTATAAATATTTCATTGTCTGCACTTATTAAATGCAAAGATAAAATTAACAAACTAAAACCAAATAAAATCGCCTTGAAAAGTTCAAGAACTTGTTTTCCAGTATCCTTGTTCATATCCTTCCTCTATTGTTTGTAAAACAGCTGTCTCGATAGCCATCTGTAAAGCAATATTTATAGACTCATTCTCTACTATACCGCTCTCTATTTCAACTAATTCGGTGTTATTTGCATAAAATCTGAACACATCAGAAGATACAGATGCGCTAAGTATTGTTTTGGTAACTAACACTTCAAGTAATATTTTACCTGTCAAAACAGATACAGTTCGTAAAGATATAGTTACTGAGTCCTGTCTGTATTCTTTTGATGCACCTATACCTAAATATCTTGCACCAGCTCCACCTGACTTGATATTGGTTTCATAACCTACAACTCCGCCCTCCATCAACAAGCCAGCGAATAGTAAAGGTTTGAGTTGTTGTTTTTCATCAAAATTTTCTCTGGCAGAACGAATAATTTGTCTTTCTTTTGTTAGATGATCTAATCCTGTACGCTCTACAACATCAAACACACCAGAATGTTGCAAGGCCCTAATCAAATAGGCATCAGGTGATTGTGTGATAGCCGTACTAAAGCTCGCATATTGGCTGTTGCTTCTGCGCTGTCCTGTATCGTCTTTGAAAGAACCAGGATATACAGCTACTACAGGTTTGCGTTCGGGAGTAGGAACTTCTGCTAGTTTGGTCAATAAAGAACCAACCTCTGCTGACTCAATATTTCTTACGGGTGGTATTCCATTGTCTAATGGCGGTATGGTTAAGGCGCAACTAGAAAGTAAAAGAACCGAGAGGTACAGTAATTTCTGTTGTATTGCCTTCTTCATCTGTAATTATTAGTGTTACCTTATCGTCTTCTACTCTATATTCTATGGTGTTGCCTTCTAATTCTAAAGTGCCGAACTCAGATGCAGTCTCACCAAATAAACTATCAACCAACTGTCTGCTTAGTTGTGCGTATATTCTACTCTCTAAATTACGTATAAATCTTGCAAGAGTGGTGTTATCTGCTTCTCTCTCTAAATCTTCTACATAAGCTTTGATTTCCTCACGTATAGCTTCTTTTCTATTGAACTCTTGGTTTTCAATGGTTAAATAATGACTTGATGTTCCAACACCTGAAAAACTAGGATTTTTGAACTTATGTGTCATCTCATCTGCTTGTACAGATAAAACCAAAAACATAACAATAATTATGGAAGCTATCAGCAATACTTCATCAGGACGTTTAGAAGGCATAATTTTTATAGATAAGTAATTACTAAATCTACACTTTTTACTGTATCTATCCAATAAAATGTTATATAGCCAAGCCAACTAAATGCGATTAGGAAGCAACAAGCTACTGCATATCTTTTCCAATTTTCTTGTAATAAATCTAATGTTTTATCAATAAAATTAAATACTTTTTGTCTTTTTGATATTTTCTTTTTTCTTGCCATGTTTACTCCTTAATTAAATGCCCAAACAAAAACCGCTAATAATCCAATCAAAGATACCAAAATAAATGCAATAGCGGTTATTTCTATGGTTCTACCTAATTTATTTAGGTATATCGTATCTTGTTCTGGATTGAACCTTTCGTCTTCATAGATATACTTGTCTCGTGGAAAAGGTCTTTTCTTTGGCATGGGTTCAAATATTACGTTGTCTATTGAAACTAACTGTTCTTCCTCTATCCTTTTTACTTCTTGCTCTTGATACTCCGTCCATTTTTTACCATACTTTTCATACATGATGTTGTTAAAATCTGCGTCTAGAAATGCTTGATCTTCTGATTTGGTCTTTTCTTTATCCATTACGTCTATCCTGTTGTTGTTTAATCAACTCTTCTAATTCCCTCTTGCTTTTTATTTTTTGATTCTGCTGTTTCATCTTTCCCCTCGTTTTCTCTTATTTCCAAAACAGTATTTACCTTTTGTTGTAACCTTATCATGTCTTGATCTAGTAATCTTAATTGATCAGTTAGACGAATAATAGTTGCTTTCATCTCTTGAACAGAAGGATCTATCTTATTAGTTATTGTTTGCCAGACAAAATATACAAAATAACCTAAACCTACAACCATAACTACTGGAAATCCAAAGTCTGCGACTATCTGAACTACATCCATTTAATCTCTTCTAGCGTCTATTTTACCGTCCTCTACAAAGTTTTCTGCTCTTGCTATACGGTCTAGGTCTGGAGGTAGGTTCAAAGCGCTAGAGACGCTTGTATCTATACGAATCATATCGTTGTTCATAATAGATGCTCTAGTAATTAACATTTTGGTTATACCTTGTACCGTTTGTATTTCGCTAATCAAACCATCCATAAGCTGTTTCATTACTAAAAATATAAAGTAGGCCATTATAAGTGCGCCCGCAATAGGCAGGCCTAATTCAGCGATTAGATTGAACGCTTCCAAAATTAATCCTCGCCTTTAAACTTTTTACTTTGTCCAGATGTCCCAGCGTAAATACCAAATACTGCCGCCATAGCACCTACAACGACTGACACTAAAGCTGATTGTTCTAAGTTTGGTTCGGGTATGGTCATAAACCAGGTGACTACTTTGTAAAGTAGTATGATGTAGACGCTGACAAACACTCTAGGGAAAATTCGCCAAGCGTCTACTGTTTTAGCTAGATGGACCCATTTTTGAAATGGGTTTACTGACAAGTAGTTAGGTGTGACATCAATATCCAGTTCTAGCTTTTTTTTTATAGATGGTTCGTTTTGTAGTTCCTCTTCCATTTATAAAAACTTTGTGAGAACTATAGCTCCTACCATAAATGGGTAAACACCCCAAAGCATATTCTCTAATTTTTTAAATTTTTCAGATCCTTCATCAAGACGTTTTTCTATATTCTGATAGCGAATTGCACATTCTTTTTCGTGCATTTCTATTTTATGTAAGGCGTCTTGGGATGTAGACATTATTTTTCTTTTTCTACTTCGACAGTAGTGTAGGCCTCGTTTACGTCAGGGGTAGATTTGTCATCTGCAACAAACTTACCGTCTTCATCTCTTGCTCTGACAGTTTTTTCTTCTACGCCTCTAACATTTTGCCATAATTTTTTAAACCAACTCATGTTATTTCTCCTTGGCTTTACCTATATTCAAAGCTAATAAATCTACTAACTTATACAGCTTACCTATCCACACATCATCTTTTGGTGTTGGTGTGGAAGCAGCTATAAAACTAGCAACTGTTACTATTATTGTAATCCAGCTAATCGCATTAATTAACATTTCCATTTTTTTCTCCTTCTGTTAATGATTCTTTTGGAACATCCCAACAATTTAAGTTAGATGCTACTGTTCTTCTTTCGCCTTCACCTTTAAAGGGATATACCATGTGTTG